ATGTTAGCTATCAATAATAATTGAGTGATTACAATCGCCTTGATGACGGCCTTTATATGTTAGCAATGTTAGCTATTAAAAAACATTAGCTAACATTACTAACAATTAAGCAGTTTTATAAAATGTTAGCAATGTTAGCAATGTATTCATGCAAAAAAAATTGGTAGCGGTCGACATTCCGTATAATTATTTTCCTTACTATTATTATGGTTATTATTATTATTATTATTTTCTTATTAATATAATATTATAACTAACATTATAAACAAATAGCTTAAAGCCCCGCCATTCCTAAGCTCGAATGTATGCAATCATGTCGAATTTTATAGCTAACAATTAACCAACATTACTAACACGTCAATAAATGTAAAAGATTACTTTACACTAGCTGAAAAACATGGAATAATGAATCATATTTTAAAATCAACCAACCAACCGAGGACTTTACGATGAAAATTTACGTATTAGCTGGAATTTGTACATTACTATTTATTAGCGGTATTCGCTTAATATGTATGCTACTTGTTGCCTTATCTTAACCCTATAACTAAAAGAGAATTATTATGAACAAAAAATTAATTAATGCAGTAGCAAAGCAAATTGGCGGAATGGCTACACTAAAAGAACATGCTAGCGATATATGCAATTATGGCGCGGATGGCGGTTTTAATGGCTTTATTTATTATACCGATACAGTTGCATTTACTAAACGTAATCACGCATTAATTATTGAATTATTAAATAATTATGCCGATGATATGGGAATTAATGCTTTGGAATTGTTAAAAGGTTTTAATTGCTTTAATAGCATGAGTGATTATGAATTATTTGACGGCTTAACTAATGCAAATAGTGAAGACAGAAAAACAGTTTTTAATGGTCTAGCGTGGTTTGCACTTGAGGAGTGCGCTCGTTATATAGACCAAAATTAATAACTTAACTTTATAACTAACTATAAGAGTATATCAAAATGAAAATTCAAGACCTAAGACTAGCAATTACTGCAACACCTAAAAAAACTGATATTAGATATTACTTAAACGGCGTAAAGATTACAAAAGATACAGTAAGCGCATCAAATGGCCATATTTTATGCCATATCAACACTTATCAAAACGATATACCAGACACTAATGACAATCACTATTTAATCGTTCCAGTAGAAACTATTAAAGCAATGCTTAAAAAACTTGGAACAAAACATGAAAATAAAGAAGTTGGAATATTTTTAATAAATAATCGTTATGAATTAACTTGCATGAATGAAACCGAAGTGTTTACGCCAATTGATGGCAAATTTCCAGCTTTTGATAAAATACTAACGCCCGTAAAAGCAAACAATCATGACGAGAATTTAAATAAAATCTTGCATCAATTTGATTGGTCATACGTAGCACTGGCTAATGATGCTATTTGTAAGTATTACGGTAATTCAACACCAAAAAGACTTTATAGCTGCGCTGAATGTGGTTATTTTATGCCATCATTAGATAATGACATTATTTATGTAATTATGCCCTGCAGGAATTAAGAGAATGTATAAAGTCTATTTTGTATATAACGAAACAATACATTACATGCTATTTGATTATTTAGACACTGCAACACGTTTTGCACTTGAACATGATTCAATAGTCGAATTTACACATTAACCAATCAAGGCCGCTTAATACGCGGCCTTTTATTAATCTAGGATAAAATAAAATGAAATTAATACTTGAAAATAATATCGGATCAAATAAATATAAATATTGTGTAATGTGGGCTGGCAATGGAACAATAGAAAATCCAAAATATTGTATAGCTAACTTTAGTAATAAAAAACACGCCACCAAAATATTAAATTTTTTAGTGTGGTATCAAAAAAACTTTGGCGATTTTGCTACTATTAATGATTGCGTTGCTAGACTAGCTAACGCGTGCAGTCAATCGAAAATAACCTACATATTCGGCATATAAACATTAAAAGGTAAATTAAAATGAAATATTTAAACTATATTGCAGCTGCAGCGCTTTTAATAATTTTTATTGGCGCGTTATGTTTAGTAGATAGCACGCCAACATATAAAATACACAAAACAAGGTCCGGTGATTTTATAATCATCGACAAAGAAGGCGCTAACAATTCCAGAATCTATGAATTAGTAGAATTGCCAACAAATAGAGTAAGCGAGGCCGTCAAATGATAGTCGCGCTTGTTACAGTGGTATTAATAGAGTTAATAGTCTTAACTCTATCAGAATAAAAAAAAGGGCCTTAACCGGCCCTTTTTTATTGTCTATCGTTTTATAAATTTACGTTTTAAGGCGTGATATTAATTTACCTATGCCAAAGTATGCCTTAATAAATATCCAGCCTTAAATCGCTTGTATTTGCTCCTGCTCCTGCTCCTGCTCCTGCTCCTGCTCCTGCTCCTGCTCCTGCTCCTGCTCCTGCTCCTGCTCCTGCTCCTGCTCCTGCTCCTGCTCCTGCTCCTGCTCCTGCTCCTGCAGTTAAATAAAATGACCGGTCAACCCGTCATGACCGGTCAACCCGTCATGGCCGGTCAACCCGTCATGACCGGTCAACCCGTCATGGCCGGTCAACCCGTCATGGCCGGTCAACAACTTACTTCACTAATGATAATTTTTTGATTGCGTCGGGTTCAACCATACGCCTTAATTCAGATTTGCTTAACGATTCAATATCAGGATCAGGGGCGCAAAAGATATGCTTGGCGCTTGTGTAATCTCTCGATGATAATCGACCCTTGTCTATCCAGCCGGCCTCTTTAAGAGCATGTAGGAACGCTGGCTGAGGTATCTTGATATTACCTGGCGCGCTATTAGCTATCCGGTCGCATATCGCATGAAACGGTGATGCAATCACGCCATTTGCGAATTCACCCACTCTCAAACGCATTAAGTCAACAAGGTAACTCTCAGCACTACTCATGCCTTGTTCTATCAGATTTAGCTTGAATTCAGTCATCATGGGCGCAGCACTCGGGTTAAACTTTGACACATCACGCGCGTATAACCAATTAGCGATTGCCTCATATCCGCCCCCAGTTTTGAACCACGTCCACATTTTTTGTGCCTCGTCATAGTTCATGCGAGGTGCATGTGACCAAACGCAGAACCATCGCCTGTCTTGGCTCTCAAGTTGAATTGGCACTGGATCATTAGAAAACGCTAATACAAACAATCGATTGACCATGTCATATGGGTGTAACCCCTTACGATTGATAGACAACGTTTCTGGAGGCGCTGCAATGATCGGTTTTAGTTTGTTAGCTAATGCCCTACGCTCGCGTGCATCTGTTTCTTTCAACTCATTCAGGATCAGGATCTCACATTCCAAAGCATAACCGAACTGCGAAGCCATCGAGTCATTATCGATATAGCCCCTATTTTTCAAATGCGTTCCACAGACTGCCCAAATGAATGGCGCATACATAGTATCTTTACCCAATCCCTGATCGCCACCATGTAGAATCGCATGGTTAATCTTAACATTAGGGTTCTGCACTTTATAGGCCATCACATTGAAAATATGCTCAAGCTCGTCATGGTTCGGCACTAAGGTCTTACAATGGTCTAGCCACGCAGTAACGTTCCCAGCTTTGCCCTTAACGTCCGGTCTGGCATCTCGCCATCTATTGCCGTATAGATCACCATCAAGGGTCGTCAACATGGAATCACCTGCTGCATAGGTAATTCCAACAAGCGCATGCGCGCCTGATGCATGTCTATTCTCATCAAAGCAAACCGATGCTTCAATCTTGCGCCCATTGTGAATCGATTTACACTCGATATGTCTAAACAAAGCATTGAATGTCGAACGGCTTACTTCACGCCTTGCTTGTAAATCAAAATAAGATTCGTCCGCCTGATTGTAAGCAAACCGTTTAAACCAATCCTTTTTTTCTAACCGTCCAAGCTCTTTGCGCTCGACTGCTGCAACTATATCATCAGCATCATGGCTGAACATGTCGGAGGGTTCAAGTTTTGCTAATGTTTCATTCATAACTGTCGCTAATAATTCATCACGCAAACCGTGATGATGCTTCGGGCCACCTTCGGCCTGTACCCATTCAAGATAAGTCCTACTGTCAAGATGTTGGCAGGACTCATGAAAGCACATGTATGATCGGTTCAACGGTTGATACCTTGCCATAGGGTTGCCGTCTGAGTGCGCTGTTGCATTAATGCAAGTCACGCCAACCCAGCCTTCACCATTAGCACCCTCGATCACGTCACCACGCTCAACAAGCCATGTCAACACGTCATCTTTACCATCATCAATTAAATCGATACGCTTAACGGTTGCTGTGTCTGCTTCACAAGGTGTAACACCCAACGCTTTACATATCTGCGGCAAAGTAAATTCTAAATCAGGATCAAACGACACTAGCTTAGATTTAAAATTGTTGCGGTCAGGCTTAAGATTGACAGAATCAGGAAGCCTGAAATTACGAACGGGATTAATAGCACCCCCATCTGTATAACCTGCATCAGCAATCGCTTTAATAGCTGCACTGAAATCTCCTTTAGTTGGTTGATCGTCAAGGCTGAACGTGTAGCCGTATTGGAAGTTATTAGGCGACGTTTCCATGATCCACGTAGGTGCAAGATCAGGTGTTTTAGACTTCGTACCAACATCATCTAACACCAAGAACGCCACTAACTCACAGTTAGTTGCAGACGCGCTTGGTTTGCCATCTTTAAAACGACTAATAATAAAAGATGCCGTGTTACAGTACCAAGCACCTTTTTTATCATACTTAGTCGGGAGATAAGCTGGCCAAGCGCATTGTTGTGCGCCATCTTTATGGAATAGGTCAGGTTTAGGAATTTGTTTTACAAAGAGGACAGACTCGCCCTCAGGTGCTATACTAATCAGGTAATCTGTAAATTTCATATTATTTTCCGTATCGATACATTGTTGTTATTTCAATGTCTAATGGTATCCCCTCAGCCCAAACTGGGGGTGTACACATTACCGACATCATTCTTTTTGTAACTTCTTCAGCGTCATCAATAGCACATTCAACGATAATTTCATCATGCACAGAACCAATCACACCATTTAATTGGCGTAGCGAGTATCTTAGTAGATCATTAGCGGTTGCTTGAGCGCAGTTTTCTTGTGCAATACCTTGCCATAATCTAGCGCGAGGCCATTCTTCAGCATCAGAGGCAGGTTTGAACGCTGCTTTAAGGTAAGTAACAGCGCCATCTTCTAACCGAGCAAATGGGTAACAGAGTATACGACCTGATGGTAAAATATACCAGAGGTGATTACCATCAAAAAGATAAGTCACTCGCCCAGCTGAGAACTCATGACCTTTGTGACGCATGGCACTCATGTAAGCCCGTTCTAACTCTTGGCCGTAAGGCATCATCCAAGGATTCGCCACACGCCAACCATTAATCATGCGTTTGATCTGATGCTCCGGCATGTTAAGCCCATAGATACGCGCCATTGACGAAAAAGCGCCTGCACCGCCCGAATATCCTAGCGCCAGCTCTTGCACCTTACCAATGAAACGTTGATCTTTGGTGACTTCTTTAACGTTAAAGGTAGATTTGGCATTTTCAACATACACATCGCCACCGGATCGGAAGATGTCCAGCTTTGCTTCAGATGCCACATGATTAGATAACCACGGATTACATCTTGCTTCAATACCTGCCCAATCAGCCACGACTAAAACATTACCTTTAGCAGGGATAATAGCAGGTCTAATCATGCCTTTTAAAACGTTTGTGACGCGCGTTCCAAACGGACTAAGGTCATCACCTGCCATCATAGCTGATCGCACCGCTTCAGGGTCTTTAGCGCACAAACGAGCCATGTTCTGCAACTGGACTCCATATGAACTAGCACGGCCTGTAGCAGAACCACCATTAAAAACAAACGCGCCACGAACACGCCCATCTTCAATATCTGCCAGCTCTGCCATGCGTTTAAACTTAGCCACCGATGACGCGCTGATGTCGTCAATACATTGAACAACGTCCAGCACTTCATTGGGTAAATCCATTTGCAGTAATGCCGCCCGAGTAGCTTTATTTAAAGATAACTTCTCGTCCACCATCATCAGTTCAGGATCAATTCGTTCTGCGACCCATTCTTTTAATTTAGGCGAACGTGCAGAAGCAATGCCTGTAATGTCTTTGACTAAAGCTTGAATATCCTCAAGTTCAGTCGTAGCATAACCGATAGCGGCATGACATAACGGCACATCGACTAATAATCCTTTATCATTGATGCGTTCATTGACATGGTAGTCCAGCAATTCATCATCAGATAATTGACGTAATGCCAAACTAACTTCACGCATTGCTCGAACGTCTTGCTCGCAATAATGGATCAGTTCAGGCAATAGCGCAGTATTATAAGGAGGAACACAACACTGACGGATCAACTGCTTACCTCGATGATCTTTCTTCATCTTGGCCGACATTGCCCGTCCAATATCTTCAAGGCTTCCAGGCAAGCAATTAGCTCTCGCTTGTGTAGCGGTGCAGTACCAAGATGAAGCTAAAGGTTTAGGTACATCAAAATCATTACATAAAACATATTCAGTTATTAACCTATCAAAACCAGAATTATGCGCGCGTATTTGGCGACCTTTAGCAAAATGATCTTTAATTTCTTGGGGGAAAGGTAAACAAGGAACCCAAGTTCTTACTTCACCATTATCAAACGCATATGATAAACATAAAATCTTAGTGCTAGAATCCATTGCATAATTATACATCCCTGACTTTTTAATATCACAATGACTGCAAGTTTCATAGTCAAGCCAAAGAATAGTCATACTGTCCACCAAACATACCCGTAAGCAGGGCTGTTATTTGATAGCGCATGGCTGATTCCGCCAGTACGCTTACCCAATAAAATTTCTTCGGCTTGAACTTGGCTTTCAAAAGTTAAAATTTTACCTGTTTTTAAATTTATACCTTTGATGCGCTTTTCAGGTCTAAATTTTCGCCCTGCATCAATGGCATGTTGCACGTTTTCTGTTCTAGTCACCCATTCTAAATTATTAATAGAATTATCACTTCTATCAAAATTTTTATGGTTTACTTCTGATAAAGATAAAGGGTTAGGTATAAAAGCAAACGCTACTAATCTATGAATAGTAAATACCCGTCTATTCTTTTTACCATTTCCATCATAAAGATGAACACATGTATACCCATGCGTCATTATATTAGGTTTAAGAATTAAGTTAGTTTTTACAGATTTAACTTTACTCGTATTACTAACTTGGTATCGACCCTCATAATTAGGTATATCTTTCCAAATCTCATTCATAAAGCCTCTTAAAACAAAAAAGCCTTGTGCTACATTCTCACCCAAAGGCGTTGGCGGACTCGAAAGGTATCGAGCAGAATGTAGTACAAGGCTTACCTTAAAATACGCCGCCAAGCGTAATGAAATTATACCATAAAAAACCCCTCATAAAGAGGGGCTTTCTCTTTACTTAGACTGAACGTCTACGTCTGCCAGTTTCTTCTGGCACACCATCTTCATCCTTAGATTCACCATCCAAGCCTACCCATTCAACAACTTCAAACACCGGAGTGTAAATCTTACCGTACGCTTTGTGTTGGTAAAATTCTTTCTTCAGGTTGATAACTGGAACAGGTTTATCTTGATCGGCATCTACTTGCGAAGCAATTTCTACCGCAAGAGTCTGTACTGAACGTTTACCGCCAACTGAAGTGGTTGAATAACGAACTTCCAAGCCTTTATCTTCACCGGATAAGCATTTTAAGCTCATACCGACTTGAGTTTCCCATCCACGTTTACCACCAGCAGGAGCAGCATCAAGTTCAGGCAATGGCGATGTAATACTTACCATCTTTTCACCTAAAACTTCACCTTCACCCCAGCAGATAAAACCGTGAACAAAAGAGAACGGATTAACCGCCCATGTAGAGTCTGATTCAACTTCAGATTCTCCTGCACCAAACACCCAATGACCTGTGCGATCCATTTTAAGTATCGCAGAACCATTGTTTCCACCGACTTCAGTTTCCAAAGAACGAAGTGCAGTAGAGAGTGAAGTAACAGAAGGAAGATTAGAACCAGAAAACGCTACTAAGTTTGACATAATATTGTACCTTATTGAATTTTAGTAAGGGCTACTTTTAATTGTTGCCCGATTAACAGCACAGCAGGACGAGGATCGTCTACATGTGCCATTGTGTTACCCGATGAAATGGCAACGGTTGATCCTTCTGGTAAAGGTTGTTTAAGCTTCTTGAGCTTCTTTTCAGCCTGAGCAGGAGAGATAAACGATGCTTCCATCACATCAGATTCTGTTAAGCCAGTTGCAAGCAAGGCTTTCTTAGCCTCAACTTCATCTGACCATTTACGGGTTGACCTTTTGGCAACCAGTTTGTAATTTGGTAAATCAATACCTGATTCTAGCATAGTAAATGCTAAAGCTCGCAAGTCTTTTATCCATTCTTCTAAAATTTCAGCGTTCTGAAGATACGCATCAATAGTTGGAATGTCGATAGCATCAAGCTTAACTTTTAATGCGCGTTCAACTGCGCCCGTCATTAACGGACAAGTAGGCTTTGCCGCACACCATTTACAGTGAGAACCTTCCCTGAGCGGTGCATTAAGTCTTTGTGATGCTTTGACTGCGCTCAGTAATTGCTGTTCAAATGCTTTAATGCGCTCAATTGATGTTACCCAGCGTTTAATCATTGGAGGTTGAATAATGATTAGCTCGACTTCTTTTACGTCTTTAAACGCCCATTTTGCATTCTCAGTACGCATTGCAGCAGCAGCGTAGAACAGCAACTGTTCATTTTCTTTTGCTTCTACGATAACGCCATTGCCAAACTTCCAATCCAAGACAATAGCACGATCACGTATACGACCAAGCAGATCGCAGCTGCCAAATACATCAGGAATGAAATCACCGAAATTAACTTCAACTTCGACTTCATAAACCATTTCATTTTCTGGATCAACTTCATCTAGTAACCCCAGTGCGACATTGATTTTTTCATCGATTAAGTCTTGCGTCAGTATAACATCTTCATATTGATCCCCGACTACAGGCTTTGTACCAATACCTAGATACTCGGCAATGGTGTTATGGAGAAGCGTACCTTCATCAGCATAAGAGCTGGAAGGCTTTTCAGGTGCTTCATTGCACAGCTTGACTGAGCCTGGGCAGTTAATTACTCTTTTGGCAGTAGAACCACCGACTATTTTACTGTGTGCCATTAATTTAATCCCGTTTCGTTTAAAGTGAATATATTATTTCACAAAAAAATATATTGTACAAATGTTTTTTACAGTGATAAGCTATAACCTCACTAAACGAAACTGGAGTAAACATGAACATACCTGATTTATCAATCCTAAGAGAACGCTTACATCAAGAGATAGCATCTTTACAAGCAGGCGAAACAAGTATCAATCAAGCTAAAGTGGTATCAAACCTTGCCAATGGCATGATTAACAGTGTACTAGCCGAAATCATGGCTACTAAAGCACTTCCTGATAACCCTAACAAGGCGATTGAACGTGACTACATCGACATTGAGTAAAGCTGAATATCGTAAAGCTTACCGTAAAGCTTACCGTAAAGCTAACCGTGAAAAAGAGGCAATAAATCAAAAAGCATATCACGCCGCAAACCCAAAAAAAGCAGCTGAATACCGTAAAGCTAATTTTGAAGCCATAGCAGCTAGAAAAAAAGCTTGGAAAAAAGCTAACCCAACTGAAGCACTAATAATTAATATGGCTCAAAAATGTAAAGTTTCAACGACTGTAATCAAGGCATTAGTTCCTCAAGAGCTAATAGAAGTTAAGTTATTACAGTTGCAACTACATAGACTAATTTATGTTAGAACGTGACATTGAAAAATATTTTAAATGGATAGTTGAAGTGAACGGAGGAAAGACGTATAAATTCACTTCACCTGCGCATCGAGGCGTAGCAGATAGAATTGCTTGCATGTCAGATGGAACAACGTGGTTTGTGGAACTTAAAACAAAAGGGGGTAGATTATCAGAATTACAAAAACTATTTGCACAAGAAATGATAAGGCTTAACCAAAACTATGCGTGTCTTTGGACAATAGAACAGATTGATAATTGGGCAATAGAATGTTTGGGATTACATATTTAATTAGATTGATTATATGTTTAGTAATTTTAACGGTCATGCTTCCGCTGGCCATCATTAACTTATGGGTAACGAAATGGAAATAGATCAAGATATAGACTGGTTGTATGCACAAGTTGTAAAAGGAGGGCTTAAACGTCCAACTGAGAAGCAGGAAGATGAATTTGATTATCTGGTAAGCCGATACAGACGTTTGTTAGGCTTGACTGTATCTTCAGCCAGAACACGAGCTTTCAAGGAAGTTATGATGTGATCTGGCCGGAATTAACTTTTCCACCGATAAACTTATGGAGTTATCCAATGCCCGACAAAAAGATGGTTGGGGGTAAGCACTACTTATTACCGATTCAACCCGTTACATACATCCATGCTAACAATCTACCGTTTATGGAAGGTAACATAATAAAGTACATTACGCGCCATCGAAGCAAGAATGGCGCAGAAGATATAAAGAAAATCATACACTACTGTGAACTAATCCTGGAGCTTGAATACAATGAATCAACGAGATAAACAACGAAAAAGATGCCTTGAATATTACCATAAGAACAAAAAAGCCATACACGAACGTGTTATGTTGAAACGCAAAATGGATCGTTTAAAAGCTAATGTTGTAATCCCTCCAGTACCTCAAAAAAGCATCACCAAGAAAGAAATAATGGCTTTAATCGGCATTAAAGCATTGATGCTCGATAAGATCGTTAAAGACCCTAAGTATTGTATGCCTAAACATGCAGCTACCCATATTGACGGAACGATTCTATTCAACCGCGCTGAAATCATGGATTGGCTTCCTTATATCAGAGAAGTCTGCGCGTTCATGTATAAACGTCCTCCGATCAAATTAACTGGAATGGCAGCCTCAATAGTTGAATTCATGCATCGCAGTAAAGACATGGAATTGTATTGCGATGAATTAAGGCGTAAACAGTTAGATGGGCGGATTAACAATGGTTAGGGATGTAGACTACGCCCTCATATTGCAAGTGCTTTATAGCAGAGGCTACACCTTAGCCAGTATATCAAGAGTTACAGGCACAGCGGTAAGCTCGTTATCTAATGTAAAACAAGAAACTAAACCTGTACCAACTGGCTGGCATGATGGCTGGGAAGGAATGGCATTACAAGAATACTATCGTAAAGCATTAGGTACAAACGCTCCTTTTGTAGGAGATTATATTGAATTAGAGGATTGTTATGAAAATGAAATATCCATTACCCAATGACAACGCCAGGTGTATTGGCAGTAATTGTGACAAAAAACAAGATTGTGCTAGGTATTTGTCTATTGAAATTGATACTAAAGACTACATGTGGCACATGGACGCTAAAAAAGAATTTAATAAAATTGACTGTGATTTTTTTATAGATTTTCGAGGCAATTACTATGAGCATTGAAAGAGAGTTGCTTAAAAGGTTTATGACTGAACTGAAAACAGAAGAAGATGTGGTCAGTTTGTTCAATGATATAAAAGAGTGTCTTGCCGAACCTGAGCAGACTGAGCAAGAGCCTGAGCCTCTTTTAGCAGAAACAAAGATTGAATGGTATGGGAAAGGGTTTAGACAAGGGGTCAATGAGTTTGCACCACCCAAACCCTTAACAGAAGATGTTATATATGCTCTTGATAAAGAAGGGATTGTTGAAAATATGGACGATCATCAAGTCAGATACGTCATCAGATGGATAAGAAGAGTAGAAAAAGCACACGGCATTGGAGGTGGAGAATGAAAATTAAAAACAAGTGGTGTCGTATAGCATGGTTTTTAGAAGCTAAAAGAGAATGTAATAACTATAAATTTGAGTATATTCCACATAGCCGAAGGGTCACTAAGTCGATGCACAGTATGTATTGGAGGATAAGATGAGTAAAGAAAGAGAGCTACTTAAAAGATTTATGACTGAACTGAAAACAGAAGATGATGTGGTAAGTTTGTTTAATGACATAAAAGAATGTCTTGCCCTACCTGAGCAATGGAAACCAGAGTGTTGCATATGTAAAACAAACAAAAATGTGGAATGGGCTGGTGGATTTCAAGCTTATCGGTGTGATTCTAAAGATTGTATCCCGTTTTAATATTGGAGTTGGGGAATGAGTAAAGAAAGAGAGTTACCTGATGCTGATTGTAAGAGTTGCTATTACAAATTAGGTTCATATGCAGAGTCTACTTATCAATGGTGTTATATGTTCAAGGAAAGCCCAGGAAATAAATGTGGTCAGTTTAGAACCATTAAGACATTTGATGGAGAGAGAAATGAATAAAGAAATAAATGATCTTAAGCAACAAATCATGTGGCTACAAAATCAAAATGCTTCACTTATAAATAGACAAGAAGCACTACGAGACCACTTTGCTGGACTTGCGATGCAAGAGTTAATGGCAGCTGATGTAAAAGTAATTTGGGATAATGAAAGCATTGCAGAGTTGTCATACGACATGGCAGACGCAATGTTAGCAGAGAGGGAGAAAAATGGCTAATAAGACAACTAATAAACAACGCAAGAAAAACGTTTTTAAAGCTAATGAGCGCAGTTATGAAACCAAAAATTAAACGAGTAGGACGCTTTTGGGTATGTGGAGGGCCTTACGAAATTGCAGGGTATGGGCGCACTCCTTGTGAAGCATATTTAAATTGGAGAAACCAATGGTTTTAAGACCTTATCAGGATGAAGCTGCTGATTTCTTGTACAGCCGTGATCGAGCGATGATTCTTGCACCTGTTGGTGCAGGCAAGACGGCCATCACTCTAACAGCTATGCAAGCAATGATTCAGGATGGGCATGTTAAACGATTCTTAGTGCTTGCACCTAAGCGTGTGTGTACTGATGTTTGGAGGCAGGAAGGGCTTAAATGGGCTTCTAACATATTCATTGAAATAGCTATTGGAAATGCTAAGAACAGAATAGCAGCGTTTAATTGCGCTGCTAATGTGATCGTTACCAATTACGACAATTTGTTATGGCTTTGCCGTGAACGTCCGGACTTGCTTCAAGGCTTTGACGGCATCGTTTTTGACGAGCTGACACGTTTGAAGAACCCGTCTGGATCACGCTTTAAAGCCTTGTTCAAAGTGATAGACCTGTTCAAGATACGCTGGGGCTTGACCGGATCATTTACTAGCAATGGTTTAGAAGACGTGTTTGGACAATGTAAAGTAGTAGACCAATCATTGCTAGGTAGAAGCAAAAACGCTTTCCTACAGCAATATTTTGTTCTGATGAATCGTGATTATGGTGAATGGGCTGCACGTCCTGACTCCTTACCTAAAATTATGAAAACTATCAAACCAGCTACCTATCTGTTAGATGCAGGTGATTACGCTAATCTGATGCCGCCTTTGCACATGGTTGAGATTAAGTGCCAGATGAATATGGAACACTATAATACTATGAAGAAGGATTTAGTTGTAGCGTTTCCCAGTGCAACTGCGGTTGCAACTAATCTTGCAGTAGTGACGGGTAAGCTTCAGCAAATGAGTTCTGGGTTTGTTTATCACTCGACAACTACACCGAGTAAGTCACCAGGTAAATTTAACACTTCCACACAATCTATATGGTTTTCTAGTCATAAATTCGATAGATTAGAAGAATTGCTTGCAGAAAATCAAAGAGATTGTACAATGATTTTTTACATGTACAAGGAAGAACTCGAAGAACTCAAACGGAGATACCCTCACGCTCAAACATTAGATGATCCTAATGCCGTTGAACGTTGGAATACTGGGCAAATTGAGTTGTTGTTGGCTCACCCTAAGAGCGCAGGGCATGGACTGAACCTTCAGCATCACGGCAATAAGATAGTGTTCTTATCATTACCGTGGTCATTGGAGTATTTTGAACAGGCAATCGGGCGTATTCACCGGAGTGGTCAGAAACGTGAAGTGTGGTGTTATATTTTAATGACTGAAAATACAATAGACGAGCGCATTTATTCTGTCTTACAAGAGAAATGTACGTTATCTGAAATCGCAATAGAGGAGCTACGATGAAATTAAGTTGGAGAAGTTTAAACGAGGTACTGGCAGATATGAATGAAGAAGAAGTCCTTAAACTTCTTGAGGAAGAAAAAACAGGTGCTAGACGTGCGATGGTTATGATACGGCTACATCAACGTTTTTGCACCTTGAGGATGGCAAGGGAGCGCAATCAATTATTCGGAGAGCAACAATGATATTCTATAACTGTGAAGAAATCGAACAAAAATTGTATAAATCACGATTAATGAACCTATTTTTAATGGTTTTGCTCATTATATCGTTAATGTTTAATTTTAAAGACGCATTTTCTGCATCTTTATATGCTCCCGATGGAACTTATTTAGGTGAAATGACATCTAACCCGATGGCAATTAATTCGATTAGCAATCCCTTATCGCAATACGGATCGCCTTTATCGAATACCAGCATTAACAATCCTTATTCGCAATACGGTTCAGAACTGAGCAATCAAAGCCCCAATAACCCGTATGCGTCTACTCCAGCAGTAGAGCCGCCTCCTTCGCTCTACGAACAGTAAGTCCTTTTAGCACTTTCCCTGCGGCTTTGTCCCAGCGTTTGATTTCAGACGCTGCGGACACCCAATCACCAACATCAACTTTCTTCTTTAGCGTTGAAGTAGCGTAATTACCAACGCCTAAATTATAGATAAAATCAGCGATTGCAGCTTGTTTTTCCATATTAACAGTTGTCAGTATGGGTGAATACTTTATCGCTCTGTTAAGCACTTCTAATGCGGTTTTAACTAAATCTTCATCAGCTTGGTTTTGAGTCCATACCATTCCTTCCTTGATACCTTTGGTTTGCCCATAACCAATAGTCCAAATACCTGCTGGACATTTATATGCTTTTAATTTGCAACCTTCACTATCTTTAATGAGCTTTATTAATATTTCTAATGCACTCATTAACCTTTACCAAATATATAAGCTATAACAGCAAAGATAGCACCGACAGCAAATACAACACCACCAAAAAAACCTTTATTGTTAGCTGAATCTTTTTTCAGTTCGTCTAATGCCATAAAAATACGATCAGACCTTCTGCGTGAATCTTCCAGCTCTTTATGAAGTTCTTGGGTAAGCCCCTCAATTTTCTGTTCTACTTTAGCCACTCGGCAGTTAAGGTCTGTCATCATTCACCTAGTCCTTTAACATCATTCCAAGCCCACCAGCAACGCCACTAGCTAGGATTAAAAGTTGATCTATGGGCTTACCCATAAAGATAAGAACTGCCCCTGCGATAGCTGTAGCTACCCAGATAAGACCGCGTTTTGTTGAAGCTTCTGACCAATTTATTTTCATGTTATGCGCTCCTTATCAAAGCAGCAGAAAATGCCGAAGTTGAATTGACGGAAAAACAGTTAAATGATGCAGATGTTCCAGTTGCACTTCCCCATAATTCCAAATAGTCTGTAGTTCCATTTAAAAACACCACAGTGTTAATAACTACCATTTCAGCGGATGAAATTGCAGCAATATTTAATGTCCCTCCTTGCATATATAAACTTCCATTTTTATATATTGCGGAACTTGCATTAACTAAGTTCGTTGCTGCGCCACGTACACACCCATTAACTTGATAATACCCAGCTACAGTAGGTGTAAATCTATTGTTAGCAGTGTTAAAACAAGACGCTGTATCAAATATAACAGTATTGATATTTACTTTTGTATCTGTTGCGGAGGTTATACTTAAAGACGCATTAGCATAAGCACTAAACGCTGGGCCATTCACCATCACCGTTCCTGTTTGTGCTGGCAAAGTTAAAACCGTACTCCCTGCAACTGCTGGCGCTTGTAACGTTATTGAACCGCTGGTATCTCCTGCTATAACTACACTGCTCATAACTGTGATGCTCCTATAAACATTTGATCTATTTCTTCGTCTGACTTGCCTAAAATTTTAAGTACGTCATTCACTAGATAATTATTACGCTCAACAACCGTTGAATACTCCCACCAGATTTTATATTCAGGTGTAGATAAAGCAGCTTCAACATCATCAAGCAAACCATCAGCTAAGAGTGCTAAACGTGCTTGTCGCATTGAGATGTCAGGTATAACTACAGGTGGTATGTCAGCAGGTTCGGGGGTGTTTGTTTCAGCCCAGATAAGGTATTGTGCGTAGTCAGTATTAGCTGGATCGTTAGGGATACAAGCGTTATCTTCTATGCGGATTATTGATTCGTTGTTAGTTAATTTATACATGTCTTAAAGCTCCGCTGCGCCTGAACATTGCACAACAAGCGCACAATCATTAGCTACTGAGTTTGTGGCAACAAAATACCCTCTTGATGCGTCTAGTTGCGCCCAAGAACCTGCGTTCATATTTGATGAACCTATTGTACTAAGTGTAGTCATAGTGGGGCTAGCCCTAAAAGGTACAGGGAAATTGACGTTACAGTAAAAACTCCTATTGGTTGCTGTAGGCGATGCCCCTCCTCCAACGGTTGCTAAAATATCTACTTGATAATACCTCTGACACATCGCCAACTCTTGACTGTATGCACGTTGGTCAAATGATGTTGCTACTGCTCCGAGTTCAAGCTGAGGTTTGCTTAATGTGCCTGTGTTGAACTCAACACTCATTGTCGTACCAGCAGTTTGACCTGTGATAACAATAGGGCTTGCTGCGTAAGAACCAGCAGGAGTAGCACTATTAACAGCATATCGAGCTTGCGCTGTGCCTTCCCAAGACAAGACATAACTTGTACCACTAACGTTCTTATCTTCAACAACTTGTATTAAAGATTTACCAGAAGCGATTGTGATCTGAGTATTTGATGCTAACTGAGTGAATGAATAATCACCACCTGAAGCACCAGCTTTCCATCTATCATGACCGTAAGCACCTGAAGCTAAGGTTGCAGCAGAAACATACCCTCGTTGGTTAATAGTAAATCCAGCATCGATCAGTAAGTTCTTGTATGCAAATGTGTTGGGTGTGTTGATTCCACTTGTCCCATCTAAAAGTATTGCCATGTTAGTATCCCTTACTCGTACATTATATTAATAGAACCTGCATCGAATGTATCTGTGCCGCCATTAGTTGTTACTCTAATGCCATCAACAGTTCCTACTGAAAATGCTCGACCAGTTGTTACTGCAATTCGCTCTGTTGCTAGGTTGTCAAAAAAACTCCCTGTTCCAGTCCATGCGTTTGAAGATAACTGGCAAAGCACAATTTGACCATGATTTACACTTGATGTAGAAGCTAAAGTTAATGAAAAGCCATTTGTAACCGCAGTAACCCCAGCAGCAACCGCATTTGTTATTGTATAAGAAGCAGAATTATAGTTTGTTGTTACAGCAACACCGCCAACCATGAGTTGAAAACGAATACCGTTTGTTCCGCTAGTAGAAACACCACTAAACATTACAGTAATTCTTTTTGCCCAACTAGGAATACCAGTAAAGTCTATTGAAGTGCCTGAAGTTGATGCTTTAGCTGTAGCTGAAGTTAAGATGCTAGAGCCCATGCCATTGATAACAGGTGTATCCAAAGTAGGAGAGGTCAACGAGTTAGCAAATGTAACATTCTGCGATGCATCTATGGTCAGCCCTGTAACACCAGCCGTTTGTAATTGTAATACCCCAGAAGCATCAGCAGAAGTTATTACACCGCCTCCACTCGCTGTACTTGCGTTAATTGTTGAAGCCATTGTTTAATCCTTTATAAAATTCAATACAAGCTTGAGCGCAACTCATAGCTACAATACAACCCATCTTTGTGTGCTAGGCACAGTAATCGTTACACCACTATTGATCGTAATAGGGCCAGTTGACATTGCGTTTTTACCTGTGGTTAAAGTGTAATTAGTGGTTACAGCTTTACTGTTTTCGATAAATACTTGATCTGATCCACCGCCAGTAGCACCGCCTCCAATACTGCCCCAAGCTGTGCCATTATACCCTTCAAAAGTAGCGTAAGTCGTGTTAAATCGAACATAGCCTGCGCTAGGCGTTCCATCACGTTCAGCTAATGTACCGACAGGTAGTAATGATGCTCCCGTCAATGATGTTTTTAATGTGGTTTGTTCATACCTAACAGATTCACCATTACCACCCCCTGCTGCAAGACCTGTTAATCTAAACCCTCCCATCGGCAAGTTAGCCGTTGGCGGTGATTGACCATTTCGAGTAACCGCATTAGACAAACCATTGGCTATGTCATTATTGGTGTTATTAGTCGTAACTGACGATATTGTTGTTCCAGTAACAACAGGATTGCCAGCAGGTAAAGTAAACGTACCAGAGCCATTGTAGGGCATCGTTAATCCTTAAAATTTATTAGCTGATAAAACCGCAGCCCTTGATATTGTAGGGCCTGCATTTCTTAATTCCCGTATTATAGTAGCTCTTTGATCCGCAGGCATCATATTGAGCATCTTAATTGCGTTTTCAGGAGATTCCATCCCAGATGATAGCTTACGTTCAATAGCACTTGCTAGTTGCTTTTCAGTAATCCCTATAATTTTATTGGCTGTTGATGTAGCAACATTAAGATATGAAGGTAGTTTCTGCAAGAATGTATTATCCTTCCACGCTTGCTTTAATGTTCCTTTACCTGCTTCCGCTTGTGCCGCCAAATCAGCATCTCTTAAAAGTTTAGCTTGAACAGTGTTTAAACCAAATAGTTGCTGGGGAGCGTTTAAAGAACTTACATCGGCTTTTTCAAGCGCAGATAAGAAAGGGTTTGCGTTTTCTTGCCCAGGAAACGGATGAAGTATATTCCTAAGATGGCTAATAACTCTTTCTTGATTAGCTGCGCTAGGTGCATTAGCAATTTCAGTAGCTACTTTTTCAGGAATAAGCTTACTTTCTGCTTCTAGCGAACCCTGTACAGCTTTAAACCCTCTCAGTTGCTCGGCTAGGCGATCTAATCGCGGTTGAAGATCGGGGTTAGTTTTACTAAGTTCATTAAGTTTTAACCTATTATCAACCAAAAACGCTTCTGGGTTTTTAGAGTTCATCATCAGGTGTTCTATACCTGAATTTAACGCTTCTTTGGCATCAGGATCGTTACCAAACGCCCGGTTAAAATCAGCTGCCCCCGATTCAGATTTAAGAAATTGTTTAGTTGCGTTTTCAGGTAGCGTCATAGGTCTACCTGAAGCTTGGTTTTCCTTCATTATTTTTCTAACTTCGCCTTCTCCAAAAGGCTCATGAACAGTTTTTAACCAAACATTTTTAGCTTTGTCATATGCAGTTAAAGCTTCTTTAGACACATTAGCTGTAATAGTCCTATTAACTTCAGTCTTTAACCTACCTAAATTACCCAGCAATGTTGTATCAGGTTGAGATGCTGATTTAGCTTGGCTTATCGCTGAAGTAAGCGCTTTACTTAGCTGATCCAAATCTTCTAATGAAGCTTGAGGAGGAAGGGCAGGGGTAGCGCCCTGCATGTATTTATTACCTGTTGCTAAATTAGTTACTTCTCGTCCTGAAGAGGCAGGAGTCGATTGAAATATTTTAGTTATTGCTGTAGTTAGTTTAGGGTCAGTACCTGAATCAAGAAGTGAAGGTAATCGATCTTTGATTTCCCCCGCCACAGAAGTTATATTTCCAACATCAAATTTATGAGGTGCTAGTGCAAAAGCTTCATCATATAATGGTTTAACGGCATCTGAAGCAGCTGTTTTTAAAACATTTGCCTGCCCAGCTATTACTTCACCGTGAGGTACTTGAGGAATATCCTTAGCAGTTTTACTTTCAAATTGACGCACTTGATTGGCTAATGCGGTATTTAATACATCTTGACCTTGAGTTAATTGACCTGTTCTATTAGCAATAACTTGAGCTTCATTAGCAAGCGCCTGTTCCTTATTAGGAGTCATAGCTCCCATAACAACCCTATTTTCAGCTTGAGAAGCTAAATCTTTAGCCAGATAAGGTTCTCCGCGAGTAGTCCTTGCTAATCCTTCAAGTGACGCAAAAGCAGGTGTAGCTTTACCGTATGCCGCTTGAGCGGCAGTTAATTCTTGAGGCGCGTTAAGCAACGCCTCTCTAGTTGCGGGTAGATTTTCACCTAATACTTGTCGAGCTATTTTACCTGCGTTTACATCTGCTAATTTACCTTTTAATAAATCGTAAATTTTAGTAGCGCCTGTTCCTAATACCCCTAATACATGAGGGGTGAACGCACCTACAGCGGTTCCTTTATAAATATCTTCGGGATCAGTAAGTGCAGTTGAAACACCGCCAGTAAGCCCACCACCTATTATTCCTCGTCCAATAGTGGCAAGCTTTTCTCCTTTACCAAAACCACCCATTTCCGTTCCACCTGTGGTTATAGCTTTAACTAAAGCAGGTGAAGCTTTAAATACTTTAGCCGTTGACCCCAATATACCGCCAACAGGTGCAGTAATAGCAGTTTCACCTGCTAAAGTACCTACGTTATAAGCAGTAGATTCGGGGTTAAATCCAGCATTAACCAGTTTATTTTTGGCGTATTGCGATACATTTTCAGTAGTTTCAGGCGCTATATGTTCACCTATCATTTGCAATGGGCGAACAGCACCTTTAGCAATTCCAGCATACAAATTACTGACGTTACCTAAGACATCTTTACCATAAGAAACAATAGGGTTTTCTTCAGCTTTAACTAAATCATCTATTTTCTTATATATTTTTAAAGATAGATTTTTATCACCTAATTCAAATGCTTTTTCAGCATCTTTTTTTAACTCATTAATATCATCCATGTTTAGCCCTTAATCTTGCTAATTCATCATCAGGAGATACTGATTCTTGAGATTCATTTGTAATAGGTATTATTGGTTTTCCATTGGCTATAGCATCTACACCTTCTGTAAATTGCCTCCAAGCTTTATGGCGTACATTGCTCGCTAATTTAGGGTTAGCAATATCTCCCGATCTAGCTTGTAAAAATTCTCTATCTGCGTTAGATATACCTGAACCAAGTTTACCGTTTAAAAGGTTAAGTGTGATATCATTAGTTACAGTAGCTAACTGAGCTATTTTTTCAGCCCCTGACGTACCTTTACCTGTAGCCCACTCATATAAATCAGCTGCATTTTTCTGCGCCCCTCCGCTTGTAGATTCATCTATAAGTTTAGCAACTTTATCATCCGTAATATTTCCTTCTTTATCCCGTGATAAATATTTAGTATTTAAATATGATTGCATTCCTTTAGCGGCATTAGTATCGGATACTTCGGGCGATTGAGGAGCGACTTTAGGCACAGCCCCACTATACCCATAAATCTCACCTGTAATAGTGTTCTTTTTAATCAGCTTAGTTGGGTCATTAGGATCGATAACTTCAACTATAGACCCTTGAGGAGCTTGAGGCTGCGGACGATTATTTAACGCCATTTCTCTAAGTGTTCTATCCGCTTCTTTTTGTTGCGCTTGAAATTGTTGTTGCTGATTAAAACTCTTTTCCTTCCAATCTTGCTCAATTATATCTTTTTGATGTTGGTATGCTTTTTCCGCTGCTGTAGCTTCTCTAGTAGCTCTAGTGTTACTCAAACCTATAGCCCCAGCGCCTAATTCAGGACTTGCGTTCATTAAATTAAGTAATGCTGCATCAGATTGCGCAGGTGTGAGATTTTGAGCTATAGCTTGTTGATATGGTTGTGCAGGTACACCTTTAGGTTGGTCTTCACCTGTTACAAATGCGCCTAATCTACTAAATACTGAAGGTGATTGAGCAGGCGTACCTGCTGCTTCAAGTTCTTGCTGAGTAGCTGGAATACCTAAGCCTTGTTTAGCCGCAATAACATCTTTTAAACGTTGGGTGTGTAAATCTTTAATTTTACTTTCGACTTGATTTTCTTTGTATGCTCCTATACCTTGTTTAAGCAACCCCGATAATTGTTGCGCCATAGTTGGGGCAACGTACCAATCACCAACCATATGCCCGGTAGAAGGGATTTCAGTATCGCGTAACTTGCGGGCTAAATCTCTTTGCTGTTGTGCGCCTAGAATTTCAGTATCGTATAAACCAGCCATTAAAATAACCCCTTCAAGCCTTTATAAGCTGATCCAGCATAATTGCCTATAGCATTTCCGCTTGAAATTATTTTATCAGACAAAGGTTTTACATTAGCATACGATTTAGCGCCCATCATTCCACCTAAAGCTTTGTCCATTCCACCGCTTTGGTAATCACCATAGATTTTAGATGCTTGGTCTATACGATCCATTAGATTAGCCTTATGATTTGGGTCTTTAATCGGCATGTTCATATCGTTAGCAGAATAATTCTGCAATGCAGACCCTAATGCTTCAGGTGACAGTTGATTAAGGTCTTGTTGGGGCGCGTTCATTTGCACTGGCATTGGCTGTTGCATTTGAGCCGTACCTGTAGGGCTAAATATAGGGTTTGGCATAACTACTGGCGCAGGTTGCATGTAAGGGTTAGGTGAATTCATATTAAGCTACCCTTCTTATAATAGGTAAAAGTGTGCTATATAAATAGATGTGCCTAATATTTGCATTATTAATCACATCTTGTTCTCTAGGGTAAAATTCAACAGCATCAAAGTGTTGAAATCCACAAGCGTTTTTTATCTGCCGCATATCATCCCATGATAACCCGTCAGTCTTATCTAGTTTTTCAATATCCAAACGAATAGTGTTTTGATCTAAAAAAGCTAAAACTTTATATTCATCAGATTTCCAAGCACCAACACTAGGCTCGGAAAAACATGATAAAAAATGACCTTCAAGCCGTTGCATCAAAACAAAGCTCCTGCTGCACCAATAAGCGCAGCATTAGTTTGCCCTGCCGCTGCTGATTGAGCGTTGTACAATCCTTGATTATATTGACCTTGTGCAGTTACAGCTCCTAACATATCAGGCCCTGCCGTACCTTGTTGAGTAGCGCTTCCTAAAGCTGCAGGGTTTGATACCCCTACTTGAGGCATTTGCGCTACTTGCAGTTGTTGACCTGTACGAACAGCATTAAGCATGTTCAAAGGGTTTTGTTGCAAAGCTTGTTGTTCAGCAATTTGTTGCTGACGAGTTCCCATCGCTTGTTGATATTGTTGTTGACCGCCAGATAATCCTTGTATATACGCTTGGTTTCTTGCGCTTTCATAAGCTTGTTGTTGCTGATTACCAGCGTTCAGCATAGCATTATTGTAAGCTTCTGAACCTTGAGTAATGCCTTGATTAGCTAATCTATTAGCTAATTGAGCATTAGATTGCTTAAATTGAGGATCAAGATACTGAGCTGCATTTTGATATGCTGCATCGCTGGCTTGTTGTTGAATCTGACCGGGAGTATAAAGCTGTTGATTTTGAGAAAAATCTAAAGGGCTATCTAATGATTTTTGAACTAAACCAACCCCTGTTTCAGCTATATTCCCTAAGTTCTGATTAATTCTTTGATTTTGATTATAAAGCACCTGTTGTTTAGGGCTTAACGTCATGGTTTGAGTCCATTGACGGAATATACTAGGGTCAGTTATATCAGTGGGCTTAGTGGGATTGCCTAGTTTATCTAAATAGGTAGGTGTATAGGATATTTTACCGTAGGGCGTGATTTGGTTAGTCATCGACCCATATTGCCCCATTAACTGAAGTCTTTGATTAGCTGCGGCAGTTTCTTTAGCGGCAGCCATATTACCTTTAGCGGTAGCTGCAGCTGCGCCTGTATAATCAGGTGCGGATGGGGGTTTAGGCTGTTCACTCATGTTTTAATGTCCTATGGGGTTCGGCATAAAAACTGGGTCGCCAGATTTCACGCTAGTATATCAAATAAATCGTGTTTGCAATATTTATTTCAAATATCGACACTGTTCTTTAGTCATTGTTAATAGATGCAAATCCCCATCGGGCGCTGCATCTTTAATAATCGCTTCAGGAATAAATCCAAAATGTTTAGCCACTCGCAACGATTTTACGTTTGTACTGGGTATAGGAGCTATCAACTTATGTAAGTCCAGCTCAACAAAAGGATAATGAAAAGCGTACCACATTGCTTCTTTAGTAAACCTCCCTTTTAAAGCAACGTGCATCTGCATACTTTTGCCGTTATAGCAATTATACCCAGTAGCGCAGGTTATTACGCCATTTGATTCTGTAGCGATATACACCATATTTGTAAAGCTATACTCGTTACCATTAGCTTCGCTAAACCATTTTCCTATACGTTCTTGGTCATCCGTAAAGACACGGATCATCTACTGCCTTCAACTAATCGCCCGTTTGGCAAAGTTATAAAAGTATTTTTACGTTCTTCATTAGCAAAATAATCACTTAAATCTTTAACTGATCTATTTTGTAAATTCAATTCAGAAGGTTGAAAATTCCATCTATCTTTACCGCCAGATTGCCATTGCCCTCCTTGAATATCAGGAGCTGAATAAGACGATCCGCTACTAAATGTTTTATGGTTAGGCATTTTAAATTCATCAGTTAAGTGCATTCCTGAACCTTGTGCAGACGCATAAGGCGCAGGTGCTTGAGGCTGACCGTATTTAGCTAAATAAGATTGCATATCGTAGCCTTCATTATTATATTCAGGCATCTGTCTTAATAATTGGGCTAATCTAACTGCATCCATTACAATACGCTTCCGGGTTCAAATACATAAGTGGTCGAATAATAGCGTATATCGGTAATAGCACTCGATGTTTTAATTCGATATGATCCGTAATAGCCTAATCCACTGGCTAAATTCCACCGCGTATAAGGGGCAATAACATCAGACCCCCAAATACCTACGTCCCAAAGATCAACATCCCAATTAGCCGTTGCCACATCAAGACTTGCATTTGGAGCGTCACTAGCGGATACAAAATCAAAATCAAGATTTAATAAGGAAGTATATGCAAAATTTCCATTAGACCCCATAGAAACAGACGCCATAGTCCAGCGTTTGATTCGATTACCAAAACCAAAAGTGCTAAATGCAGGTAACAAATCAGTAATTACTGGAGCGCCATTATCAGCTTGAGTATCCCACGCTTTACAAACTGTTCCAGCAGTTCCAAAATATAAATTCTCATTAGCAAAGTACCAACAATATGCAGGGATGTTAGTCCATCTTGACCATGCACCTGAGATAGTATTCATAACATACTGATATGATTCAGTTGCGCTTATAGGGATATTTACCAAAAGCATATTTTGTGGAGGGTAAAGAAGCAAATCCCAATTTGCATTATCTTTGTATAAAGTAGTATCTGAAGCAATTTGATTCTGAATCTTATCAGTAATCATTAAGTGTGTATTAACACGGCTAGACATTAATGATTTAGACAATGGAATTAATCCATCTTTGTTCAAAAACATAACATCGCCACCGTATTTACATGTGCAGCGCATACCTACAGGAGAACCAACTAAATAAACTCCAACTAAAGCCCATTCAGCAGCATTAGAAGGATCAGTACCTTTGTAAACAGCTATTTGACCTGAAGATGTAATGACAACAAAATAATCATCCATTCCATAGCCAGCATCCAACGACCAAGTATCAATCTTAGTAATCGAACCACCTAATTCAAAGATAGGCCCGAAATCAAACATTGATGCTGCGCCAGAAATAGCATCAGTATCTAAATACCAACATTTTAACGATTCCTTTTGAATAAACCAATTACGTCGTTTATGCGTATGAACATCAATTAAACTGGTGGTGGCAATACCTGTAATGGCATAAGGTGTAGATACACCTGTAACCGTGTAATATGTCGTACCATCATAGATACGCATATAATCAGTGCCATTAACGGCTAGAAGAAATGAACCTCCAGAAGTAGCAAATTGAGCATGTTGCCATCTAGCTCCCGAAAGACCCGTGATAATAGGTGAACCTACAGCGCCTTGTGAAGTTACATCATAAATTTTGCCTGTATTTGTAGCTGCAAAAAGCTTTTCTGTACCATCGGGAGCATCATAATCAATTAATGAAGTTACATTTCCATCAAGGCCTGTAGCCCAGTTTGAATACCCTTTACGAGTTCTTAATTCAGTAGGCGTGCAAAACCAGTTATCCAAAATAACAGCATCAGTAGGCTTCATTTCTGCTAAAGGATCACGAGCGTTCCATCCACCAGTAGGAGCGGTTACAGTAACTGTTCTTGCATTTTGCCTTCTTGGTTGTAACATTTATATAACCTTATTTAACATGAGTCCAAGTCCTACTTTTTTCAATATTTCGTATAGCTGAAGCACTTACGTTATAATCTCTACCGATAGTCGTACAAGATTCATTCGTTTGAAGCCTCAATCTAATAGCAGGTATATCATTTTCATGCAATTTTGCATCAGGTTGATTTGAGCCTTTCACAGTTACTCTACGTCCTTTTGCAACCATATCCGCTACATTATCAGCTACTGTACCATGCTTTAAATGCTCTGGATTAACACAGTTTGGTTTATCGCACGTGTGCATTATAACCCCTGTCATTTCTATTTCAGGATTATGTTTTTTAAATACTTCTCTATGAATATAAACATTTTTTCCATCTTTACCTATTCGGCCATACCCATCATGATTTAAGCAGCCGGTAAATAGATGGCACCCATTTTCATCTATAGATATATGTTTTTCTACTCTATCCCAAAATGTTTCGTGTCTAAAAGGTCTTGCCATTGTCTTGCTCCAAAAAAATTATTGAAGTAAGACTATAACTTAAAAATTTATATTGTGCAACCTTAACTTGTAGTGTTGCCATAACCAGTATCAGGTAGGTTGTTCTGTGTTAGGAGCAAGTTTGGATAGCGTGGGGCGAGTGATAAAGTATCAGCACCAGATTCAGAAGCTTTCCATTTATCTAATTCACGGGTGTAATCTTGAAGAACAGCCGTTGTATCAAAACCTTTAATTTCAAATAGTTTGAGTTTAGTTCCTAAAATTAAAACTCTATCTGGAAATCGGCTGGTATCAGTATCAGCAGAATATTTAGTTTTGAGCGTACCGTCTGCTGCATAAACCCATGCATTAGATACATATTCAAACCCTAATACCAATGTAGCAGTTGGCATAGGCCATAATGTAAACTTATCACCCATCATGCGGAAACGCATACGAGGGCCAGTTGTTACATAACTAGCTTTAAGCCATTGCCATTCTTGAGCATCTTTAGGGCCTATAATTGACCATCGGTTAGACTTATTGTACTGAGTCTTATCTACCATACGAGCGTAATCGCTGGGCATATCATATTTGGCTTGGCCAAAAGTGATAGTGATTCCGGTAGCAGATTCAGTAGATGGGATAGACATTTCAGCAGTAGTAGTACCCACAGCAGTTAAAAAACTGTCTTGTTGAATACCTGTGCCAGTAGCCATAAATTCAGTAGATAACCCTATTACTGAACTTAAATTAGTAATTGTTGTTGATCCTGCCGTTACATCACCTGTATATTGGTAATATACCGTTTCAAATCGATATTCTGAAGCCAAAGTCTGCCAATCCCTATCAGTTGATAGGGTATCGCCAGTTCGGTTCATCAGTGCCATTATTTGAAGCACTTGAGGGTCTGCGGAGGAAGCCACCGCATTAGGGACAACCAACCCTAGTTCTAAACAGACATCTTGGACGTTCGATAAAAGGGTTGCCATATTATGTTCCTATGTTATTGGTACTTCTGGATCAATTTCAGTAGCTTCAGTACTTTTTCGAGTGCGTTTAGGCTTTTCGATATTCATTGAAGTCATCAAAAGCTTCATCTGTTCTTGAAGTTCTGCTATTTGATCGTTTTGTTGCTGAATTATAACATCAGCATCAATTTTACCTCTGTTTAAAAAAGCCTGAGCTTTTGTTCTTAATTGCATACCGCCCATCATTCTAGCAAAAGCTGAATCAGGCGCGCTTGCAACTTGTTCTACAAATCTGAAGCCTTGATAGGCTAATTCATGTCGCAATGATTCGGATATTTCTATCCATTCAACCATTGGTGTTCCTTTTATGTCTTTAAGTCCTTTATAGGCTTCCCATTGCCTTGCAAATCTTCGTCTATGTGAATCTTCAACTAAAGTATCAATAGTTAATGATTTATCACCTGGAACTCCAATTTTAACAAAATCTTCCTCTTTACCTTCGTAAATCCCTTCGTAAAACGATACATCTAAATACGCATCGCCACCTACATCACCTACATAACTAATATCATCAGCCATTTTTAAAGCATCCCGTTTAGGAGTTAAAATAGGAGGGCTAGTTTTAGCCCTCCATACATTACATCAGATTATACTACTTGACCTTGATGGAAAGGACGGTTGATTTCAATCAACGCCAAACCAGTTGAAGGAGTACCAGTTGTAGTAGATACTTTAGCGTTAAGGATTTGTTCTCCATTAACAGCAGCGTCATCTACAGAGCCAGGAGTTGCAGCTAATGCAAACACATCAGCGCCAACAGTCATAGCATTTGGTGCTTTTACAGCTGCAACACCAGCTATTTGATACCAACCATATTGGCTGGCAACGTTAGCTGACATAGCAACAGCAACAGGGCCTACACCGCCAGTAGCAGGTGCTAAAGCAGTAGTCGCTAGGTAGCTATCATAATCAACCAATGAGCCTACAACAGTAGACGCAATGCCTTTTAGATAAATAAATTCACCAGCACCGTAAGATGAGTCTTCAGCTCGGACAATAGTTCCAAGTAGATGATTTTGAACAGTGTCAGTTACTGCGATAGGTTGTGCGCCTATCAAAGGATCAGTAATTTTATAAGCCATTTGAGTTAAACCTTCTGATTACAGAGTTGAGAAAGTAGCGTTGAATTGAGCGCCTGAGCAAGTTAATGCGCCAGAGAAGCCAATTAAACGAACGATTGCATCTTGGTTTACCGCTTGGCGATCACCACCGATAGGAACAAAGTTGCGGTCTTTGTGTGGACGGAAATAAACATATTTAGTGTTTATGAAGTCCATACGAGTTGCAGTTTGGTTTCCACCGATACCACCACCCAATACAACGTCAGCAGAGCCAGCACCGCCATAGAATTTTAATGCACTGAAACCAGCTGCACCTAATTTATCGTCAGTGATACGTTGAATAGCTTGTAAAGATGACAAATAAACAGAATATGCAGTTGAACCAGCATAGATCAAGTCAACATGGTCAGTACCACGAACAACAGATAATGCTACAGAGTTCATGCTGTTTTGTATGTTAGCAGCAGTAGCGCCTGTGCCAGCCAAACCAGTAGAAGTGTAAGCACCATTGCGCCAGAAAGCCCAAGTAGCACGATCAATACCACCGTAAGTACCAGTAGAAGGAGTAGTGCTAATCATAGCCGCTAAACCAACTAAGTTCTTACCAGCGTTACCAGTACCATCACCATGTAAATCAGTGTCAATTTTGTTGCGTAAGCGAGCTTCAGCAATTTCAACACGAGTTGCAAGCAATTCAATCATTTGCTCTTTACCGCTGTTTTGTAACATTTCAGGGCCTGAAATAGTTACTGCATCGGCATAGTGCTTTAAGTTAAATTGAGCAGCACTGATAGGACTGTCAGGTGAAATATTAATAGTTTCATAACCGGAGTATGAAGCTGCATAGTTTGTGTTAGGGTCGTTATAGAACAATTCTTGTAAAATTGTTGAACCCCCAGAAATAGTTTTGATATTCCCACGCTCTGACAACCTCATCAATAAAGCGTTGTTGTTAGACAAGTTGTTTTGAGCCGATTTAGTACGGGATTCAATGGTTGTAGCGATAATATCGCTGATTGCACTGTTGGCGAAAGCCATAATAGTATTCCTCTAAAAAATTATAAACCGTGTAAGCGCATGGCTTGACGAACGGCATCTTCAGTTGATGCAGGTGTAACTGATCGAGTCACTCCAGCAGGAGCGCCTTTTACAGATACGGCTGCGGCCTTTGCAGCCTGAGCTGCTTGATTTGCCTGTTCTAAAGTTTGACGATTAACTCCACCTTGTTGTTGAGCAATAGTTTTGTTAAATACGTTATCATCTAGTCGTATGGCTTTCGCATAAGCATCATCCAAATCGGTTGCAAATCCACGTTCTAGCAGGTCGGCCATCGTAGCTTGTACGTCTGTAAAATGTTCATGTGATTGTGCAAATTCATCAATAGCTGATTGAATTTGTACATCCTCTTGGCTTTGTCTAAAGTTGTTAGAGGCTTGCAGTTGACTTTGGGTATATTCCAACTGCGCTTTTAAGTTGTGCATGTTAGGATCGTAAGGCACTCCGGCTAGAGCGTTCAAATCAATCTGATAGTCATGCGCTAATTTTTGCAGCATTTCCGCTTTTTCTTGGTATGATCCCATTCTAAGCGTATGTTCAGTTTTAAGTAAATTGGTAAATGCCACGTCAGGTGTCACGCCCAAATTACTCATGTAATCTTTATAAGGGGATATAGCCCTATCTATGGTTTTTGCATAGTTGGCTGCTTCCTTATATTGCTCAATTCCTTTATGAAATTGAGTTTCACGTTCGATTATATACTTCTGCGTTTCCTCAGGCAACTTTTCCAGCGCTTTTGCTGCTTCAGCTTTCCATGATTTCCACGGAGAGCGTTCAGGTGATACTGGTTTTGGTTCTTCAGGTGCTTTTTCTTCAGGTTTTTCAGTTTCTTCAGGGGTTAATTTATCTAATTCCCTGCCTATTATATCCTGGGTCGTTTCAGGCTCAGTTGAAGCAGTTGATGTTGATTCTTCTACTTCAGAAGATTCTACTTGGCTTGAGTCGTCAAGCATTGTATCGTCACTCATAAATATCCTTAGTTAATTAATTAATTTTTTCAGCTATTTCTTTACGCAAAGCTTCTTTTTTACGTTTGATGGCAAAATGGTCAACTTGAGGCGTATGGTTATCGTTGCCAACTTCGCGTACATTATGGGTTATCAAATGCTTACGATGTTGGCTTCGGCTAGTAATCATTTCACCAGTTACCATAGATTTATAAGGCTTTATATCCTCAAATACCGCTGGTGCAGATAGAACTCGACTTGTGGGTTCGCCACAGCAGTCAGGTAGCTTATCCCAGTCAGCTAATTTGCGGAAAATATCTTGATGCTCTCCGCAAACTCGACATTTAACTTCGTATAAAGGCATTAAATGGTATCCTCTGTCCATTCAATCATTAAGTATAATGATGCGCCAGCAGGGACAGCTTGACCTGCAAAATTAAAAGCTATTGATTCTGCTACACCGCGTAAAACAGGTGCTTTTTCATTGCGAGTGCCAAATTCAAATTCCCTAACTGTTGCAGCTCCAGCAGGGGTCGAGCCAGCAGGAAGATAAACTTTAGACCCTTCTAAAGTTGTACCTGTACCTAAAGCTGAAGGGTTAGCTGTATAAAGCGCTAAAGTTGCTGTTGCAGCCCCATCTAAAGTATCTGAGGGTGTTGCAGTTGGAGCAGTTGAAGTACCGCCAGTATTAGCAGTTGTACGTTTAGTAAGGTATAAATCATAGATTGCTGCCGAAGTTGCAGAACCTAATATACTTGCTCTAGTAACTCTAACTATTTTGGTAGCAGACCCTTTTAAAACCAAAACATCGGTAGCCGTTGCTACAGGGGTAATGTCTATAGCTGTGTATCTAAAAGTAGGTTTTGGGCTGTTTGTACTTACGCACAAAATTGAACCATCATTACCTGCTGATTGAGGTGCATTTCCATTAGATGCGCCTGTTATTTGTGCTGTTCCTGCCATTTCAGTTACCTATATAAAAGTGTCTAAATTAGAATTTTGCGATTGCATTTGGTGGTCTACTAACCCTATCTTAGCAAGATTTAGATTAGCTTCAATTTCAGTTTCAACTTTCCATTGCTCAAATTGTAACCGTTGAGCTTCCAAAGCACTTGCAGCTTGTATTTTTAACTGCTCAATTTGCATTTCTTGTTGCATTTCAAGTTGATGCTTTTGTTGTTCGGCTTGCAACTTAATATGCTCCATTTGCATATCTGCTTGCGCTGTTTGTTGATCTGCTTGCAGTTTAGCCTGAGCATTTTGAGCTTCAGTTTGCGCTCTAATCATTTCAGGAGTTGGAGGAGGTGGTTGCGGAGGTTGAGCGGCTTT